GATAATGTTTCATTAGGAAACATTATCCCGGATTAGCCGGTAGCTTTTGTGTATAGATTTATGTTAGGAAACATGTCTTTGTCTCACTGACCACACAAGTATACCACTAACCAAGTTTCTTTATTGTTTCAGGATTAATTAACCAGTGAATTATTCACCTTACAATCGCCGCTAACCAAGCACATTACCACTTTGTGATCAACCGACGATGGCTTTTGAATCCAAAACATCCGCTTCCGAAAGCACTGTGAACAAAGATGCAGCTCCCGCTCCGTCCTCCGCAAGTGTCAAATCTCCAGTCAAGCCCTCCAGCTCTGGACTCGGCCGCGCCAAAACAGAAACGCCCCACCTCCCGGCATCTAACTATGAGATCCCGCGTTACACACGCGATACTCAGCCGGTTGTTGGAAACAAGAATTACGAATTCTCTCTCCGCATGGATGGACGCCTTGGCCACTCGATGGACCGCTCCAAAACGGCCCGCCCTGAAGTCAACTGCTCTCTCAACCGTGCCAACTTCCATGAAGGTGTTTTGAAGGTACTTCGCCAAATCCTCTCAGAAATGGCTCGCCTCAAACAAGACCTGTCTGACGCTGAAATTCAAGAACGCGTCGAATCTGTCTCTCTCACCCTCGCTTATGGAGTTGCCACTATGGCTTATCTTAAGCTAAGAGCTATCAACCTCTTCCGTCCCAATGAGGCTTCGAAATTTCTTACCAAGCCTAAGGTCCCGGATCATTTCGAGATCCCAACTCCTTTCGCTTTCGCTATCTCTCAGCTAGGAGTCGTAGAAGTTAGCAGTTTATCCAGAAGGATGATCTGCTACCCGACTGCAGATCTCGCCGATGCGTCAAACCACCTCGTTGGTAACAAACGCAACTGGTCTCAAACTGCCTACGCCGAAGCTGTTCGCTACGCGAAGTATCTAGGCATGTCGTTCTCGACAGTCGACCTGGATATTAAAGTTGGCTCCTCCTGGTGGCTATTCAAGCCCGACGTAACTGACGGACTTCTCTCAATACGCTGCCCACTTCCAGAGGACAACTACACTCTCGCAGGTGCCACCGTTTTTATGCTCTTCTACCATGACGTTGGATCGGACCCCGCAATCGATCTCTTCAACATCGACTCTCTTGGCAATGATGACTACGGCTCATTCATCCGCAACCCACGCGATGGATTCAACGCCTCGTCCTACTACGCCATCTCTTCAGAGGGCACCGATGAAATGTGGAAATCGTCCGCTTAGTACAAGCGCCAAATCTTGTCTAAACGGGAATACCCGATAATTTGTGTCGTTCTATTTAAACTTTATCGATTTAAATGGTCTGTAATAATGAACTCGTTAACTTGAGCTTTATTTTAAGTGTGATTTTCTTTCCTACTTGGTTTTGCAATTATTTTCTTGCTCCTCTCATCTAATCAATAGATGTTGAGGCTCTTCTAAGTAGGTGCAGTTTAGAAAAGTTTAGTCTTATGACTCTACTTCTCCATTCTAAACGTGCACACTACACTATAGTC